GTCCACTGGATAGGGTAGTTGCCTTTCAGTACATTACCTCTTGGTTGATTAAGAGCAGGTGCCGCCCAACTTGCAGGTTTCAATACATCACCCTTTTTGAAGTGTTTAAAATCTTCTTTTACTATGAAAGCAAATACTGATCTGTCAAAGATAATCTTGATATATTTTTTACCTTCTTTAACAGTAGTTTGAGATTCATAGTTTTCAAGTTTTTGTCTAGTGTAAGCAGAATCATTTCTACCCATTGTTTGAGCATAATCTTCTTTTGCGGCAGACATCATATTTGTAATACCGTCTTGTAAATTGTCAGCAGATTTAATAATATTAATCATTTTAAAGTTCTCCGAATTCTTGTTTAAACATTTGATAGTAAGCAACTGCCGTGCAATAAGCAAAGAAGGCAGTAAGTGATAATGTGATATATAATAAAATTGTCATTATGCAACCCTCACTAAGTCTTTAATTAATTCAATGTTTCTTTCAATTTGTAGTTTCTCATCAAATGTTCCACTATATGTTTGACCAGTTGAAGTTTCCCAAAGTTTCTTGGCAAACTCAAATTGTCTTTTATATTGCATACTATATTTCATAATGTTTTTTCTTTCGGTTCGTTGTTAATATACTCTTATTATATACTAATCTACGGTAGATTCAAGCACTTTCGGGCATATAATACCATTTTATCCTATTGATTTTATTGAGTTTTTTAATAAATTGAAAAGTGTTGCAAAAATACAACACTAAAAATGCGTATTTTGAGGTGATTTTAGAGTGATTTTGTCAGTCCTAGGGCGTGTTATAACTATGATTCGTTATGTAATATTTTAAAATCTTTATTTGTCGGAAGATTTATCTAGGTTTGATACTTGTATCCCTCTTAGATAGTGTCTTTCTGGATGATAAGAGTCTTTAATCATCTTTTTTAAAATTTTAATTATGAGCATTTTAAATGTTGTCATAATCACGCCTTAGGTTTTAGTGAAGTTTGAGATATCAAATCAAATTTCGGAGTTATTACGCATCCATAGGATGTCGTATGCTTCTATTTAGACAAAATTGGATTTTCACTAATTTCTGGCTGATATTTACATATATAATACGCATCCACCACATCTGTAGCAGGTGAGGTATATTTACATTCGAACATATCTAATACATTGAGACCAGTATCTATGGCGAACTGCTCAGTCATCGCCTCTTTATTTGCATTACCTTTACCTGTCGCATATTTCTTAATTACAGAAGGTGCAATTAGATTATAGTTCCAGTCATTTTGATAGAGTTTGTATTTAAGTAGTCCCATATTTTCTGCAATATGAAAGACTCGACCCTTTGAGGCGAATGAGTAATCTTCTAGATTGATTATGTGCGTCTTTCTAGAAGCCATAGATTTAGGGTAATATGTATTAATTACATCTATAACCCAGTCTGCAATATTTTCATATCGTTCAGACTCAGACGAGTATGGTTTGTGTTCAGTACCCTCGAAAGATACACCATTGTGCTTGTATGCACCTGCATACTTCTTTTTAGTTGTTAGATAGTAAAACTTACAATCTTCGTATCTGAATTCATCAGTACTAGTGTTTATACATACTCCAGGACAACTTAGACTGTAATCAATCCCAATCTTCATCTATATCTGTTTTTACTTCAACTTCTTCTTCGTGTTCATGGCCACAGAATGGACAAAATTGTTCCATATAATCTTCTGGTAGTTCATGTTTAACTGTATATTCTGCTGAACAATTGTCGCATTTCTTTTGTAATATCATTAAATTCCTGCTGGTTGTGAAGTGATATCTACAATCTCACAAGCGCCCGCTGTACAAGCAAGTTCTTGAGTACCAGTTGTATTGTCATCACTTTCATAATTCGATAGTTCTTCAAAGTTAACTGACTTAGGCATTAACTTTCTAAGTTCGTTATATCTTTCTTTATCTATATCTTGATAAGGTGCTTGTTGATATGTATGATCAGAATGAGGTAAGAAACTCACACCTGATACTTCGTCAAAATGTTTGTATACCCATGCACCTACTTCCATCCACTCGTGGGATCTTACTGATACTGTACAAGAAGGTTTGTGTTCACACCAGTTTCTTTGATATCTTAACCAAATCTCTAACTGTTCAATAGCAGTAAACTCATCTCTTGTAACCGCACCTTTAGGTGAAGCAGTAGGGAAAGAAAATACACTTACAACTGATGGATTCATTACATCTGGTTCGTGTGGTATGCCTTGATCTTTCATCATTTGAGTTAGTGGGTCTTTATTATCACCTCTTACAGTTCTAATATAATAATCACTATGTCTTGTATGAATACCTGAAGCACTATCAACTAACTGACTTACAGTACCAGAAGGTTTAATACAAGTTGTAGCAGCAGATTGAGGTATCTTGAGTTTCTTTGCAAAATCTTTATTCGTTTCTACTGCCATTTCTCGCATAGACTTTAATAGTTTAGGATCTGCTTCGATTGTTAGTTGATTGTCCATAATACCTGTGAGTGATACACCAAGTAATCTTTCTTCTTCTGTATTATCTCTCCATATTTTTCTTAGATATTTAATATCTGTAAGTGTAGATTGATATGTACCTAGTTGACTTGCAAGTCTAACTTTTCTTTTTAAATCTTTTGCTTCATCTATAGCACGAATGACTACTTCTGTTAGATTACAAAATTGATATGGTCTTAATATAATTTCTGAGCAAGGGTTAGTACCAAATTCATGTTCAGGATCTCTACGACCATTTTCTGCAACTTTCTTTTTCGCAGCTTCACGATTGAATATACCTCTCTCGCCAGACTTTGAATCATATAATGATTTCCATTCGTGCATAAACAATCCCATATCAGGTGTTCTTGTATAACAAGCAGAGTTGTTTGCCAATGCTCTTTGACCATTCATCTCCCACCATTGTCCCATTTTCGCTTTACGAACTCTATCGTCTTGAATATTACTTAGTGAGATTAATGCTGATCTTCTTACACCACCAACCACAACTACTTCACCTACTTTACATACTAGGTCATGGCATTCTAAACTGTCAAGTTTTCTACCAGCAGAATCTCTAAATGTATTGATTGCAAAATCAAATAGATTCACTAATGGTTGAGGACCAGAAGCACGACCACCAAATGTTTTAAGTCTTGCACCTGCAGGTCTTACCTTTGATACATCAATCTTAGGTATCTGACCAGAGTATAACATAGCGATTAGTTCTTTGAATGATCTTGCCCATCCTGTTTTACTATCTTCTACTACGATTATTGTTTCTGATTTTTCAACACGCTCAGCAACTGTTGGCAACTTTTCTACAAGATCCCTTTCTACTGAAAAACCAACGCCTGTGCCACATAATAATATGTACATTACTTCATCAAAGGATCTTACATTGTCAATAGGAATATAACTACAATTATAACCAGCAGTATGATCTCTGTCTAATGCAGGTCCTGCCGTCATCAATGCTCTCATAGAAGGCATTACATCTAGATTTAAAACTGCTTCTTCTAGTTCTTCTCTATTAGGTATATTGTGTTTGTGATTTTCTTTTAGGTGATTTGCCATGAAATCAAAGTATCTTGTTACAGTTTCAGGCCAACTCTCTCTCTTTTTATCTTCATCTACGAACCTTGCGTATCTTGATTTATGAATGTATTGTTGGTAGCTTGTGGGTAGATGATTCGACATAGGGGGTTATATCCTTTTCCAAGAGTTAATTTGTTGTAGTGCTGAAAGTCCGCAAAATGTATTACTATATATAATACTTGCCACCTGTGCTGGTGTCTTTCCTGCAATTATCATATCATTTATGTCTTTGTTTTCTAACGACTTTGGCCATATGACCAAATTAAAATTATTATGTACAGCGTTCATCATGCGGTCGACAATTTGTTTATTTCTAGGTTCATTATCATATATCATAGTGCATTGTGAGTGTTGTATATTTACAACAGCATCGGCGCCAGCGAGTGCAATTGCATTGTCAAGAAACAGACTATCAATAGGACCTTCTGTTATCATAACAGGTTTATTCAAATCAATCCTATCTAAACCATAAATCTTTTGTTTAGAATCATCAAATTTTATTGTGATATACTTAGGTTGTTCTTTGCCAAATGCACGACCCTGAAATGCAAAAAAATTACCTGCTCTATCATAGAAAGGTATTACGATTCTAGGGTGATCATATTCTAAAGATGAAAACTTATTTGGTACTATATCATTAGTCCATTCATAGAAGTTAGGACAGAAGAAAAACTTATCCCAATGTTCTTTAGGTATAAGTCTTTTAAATAAAATTTGTTTTGCAGGATGAGTCAAGACTAGATTATCAAATCGAGTGAGTGTGTCAAGATGACGCTCATATGCAGTTTTTGTTTTTAGTTCTTTTGAGGGAGTGAAATCGAATTCAGTTTTATCTTCTTTTACTTTGCCATCTTTAAATCTTTCAAAGATGTATTCTTTATACATAATCGGATCAAGAAACTTAATAAGATTACCAAGTGATTGACCCATGCCACAATTATGGCATTTGAAAAACATTTCGTTTTTCTTTTCATATACAAACCCTCTTGCTTTATTAGACGACTTCTTAGAGTCGCCACAATGCGGACACCTAAAGTTATATAGTTTATCCGATTTTCTTTTAAATTTTGGAAGTCTTGTAGATAGAAGATTGAGAAATTTAGTATCTATGTATGACATTTATACATTATAACAAAAAATGGTTGAAAAGTCAAGCAATCATTTCAAAGAACATAGGGTTATTCATCAGTAGACCAACCATAATGGCACAACCTATAATCACCCATCTCCAGCGTTCTAACATACCAACTCTAGTATCTAATCCTGCTCTGATACCACGAATTTCTTCCATTATCTTTTGCTCAGATAGTGAGTGCATTTCTCTTAGATATTTACTCTCACTATTTATTCTGGAATGTAATTCTTTGAGATCAGTATCCCATTCTTTTCTACGAGATTCTAAAGTGATAAAGATATCTTCATCGGTTTGTTCTGCCTTAGATAGTTTTGTTTCTTGTTGTACAAGTAATCCTTTAAGAGATATTGTACAATCAGATAATTTTTCAATAGCAACTTCTAATCTATTATGGATGTGCTCACTTTGTTGAGCATCCTTTTCAAGTAGAGCTATTTTAGTATTGATTTTTTCTAAATCTGACATACTAATATTTATCTATTCTGAAGGTTTTGGTTCGTAATATTCCTGATATGAAATTATAATTTGTCTTTGTTCCGCAATTACTTTTCTTATGTCTGCATAGTTTATTGCTAATGCTTGATAACCTTTATCTGTCAATGCAAA